TTCCTGCGTCCTTTGCCGATAGCCCGAACGCTGTCAGATAGTCTGTGACGATGTCTGAAGCTGTTCCCAAGTCCATCGCGGATGCTGCTGCCAGATTCAAGATGCCGCCAATGCCTTCCAGCATGTCATCCGTCTTCCAGCCTGCAAGTGCCATATATTCAAACGCTTCGCCTGCTTCGGTTGCTGAATACTTTGTATCACGCCCCCACTGACGCGCTGATTCTGTCAGCTTGTCAGTTTCTTCTGCTGTTGCTCCGCTGATTGCCTGCACTTTTGACATCTGCTGTTCAAAGTTTGCTGCAACTGTTATCGATGCCGCTGCCACGCCGCCGATCGCGGTTGTGACCTTCATCATGTGCTGTCCTGCTGTTTGCACTGCCTGTCCGACTTTTCCAGCCTTTTCCGCGTATTCATCGAACTTCTGGCGCGCAAGTTCCGCATTGACATCACGAAGCTGCACTTCCATGTTCGCAAGGTCAGCTTCAGCCTGTGTGACTGCTGCCCCCTGCTTCTTGACTGCTGCTTCATACTTTGTTGTTTGTGCTTCGGTTGTTGCCAGCTGCTTTTCCGCTTTGTCCAGTTCTGTTTTTAATTTCTTTGTTTCTTCTGAATTTTCGCCAGTCGCTTCCTTGCTTTCCTCATAGGCTCTTGACAGTTCTGCGACTTTTGTCTTCAGTTCTTCGCTTTTTTTCTTGTTGTTGTCCAGTCGTGTTGTCAGCGTTTCATAATGTGTTTTACAATCCGCGACTTTCGTCTTCTGGACATCCATTTTCTGTGTAAGTTCGCTGATCTTCGCCTTTAACGCGTCAGATTTCGTGCCGTACAGTTTGGCGTTTGCAGCAGCAAGACTGTACTGTGACGACAGTTCTTTCATGCTTGCGACCGCCGCTTTCATCGCCGACTGATATTCTGACATTGAAGCACCGATCTTGATTGATGCCTGCGCCATATATGCACGTTCCTTTCATCACTTTTCGTTGATGGTCTTGATCTCGAACGCCACATGATCCAAAAGGCTCATAATATCCGACTTCATAACATTTGAAAGTGAATCGTTCAGCCCTTTTATACACAGCTTTACAACCCTGTCCACATTGTCGCGGCACACTTTCCAGATGTTTTCATCGTCCAGCTGCTTTTCAGCTTCGTTGTAGCCGTTTTCTTCGTCATAATCATCGAATGCTGACTTCTCCTGTTCGACTTCATCTGGTCTGTTTGGGTTTAATTCAAGGAACTTCGGTGTGATGATGTCCTGCATCACAAAATGAATCATCTTTGCTGTTGCCAGCTGTTCTGCGACATCTGCCTTCAGCACTTCCCTTTCAGATATGCCGAATATCATTTTCATAATTGCTGCATTGAATTGAAACGCAGATGCAACATCATCGCCGTTGTTCTTTTCCATAAGTTCTGTATATGCTCTGTACTTTTCAACCGATACTGACGCGCATATATATTCTTTTTCATTGCACGTCAGCGTCAGTTCGGGTATTATTTGCCACTTGTAAAATTTTTTTGTAGCTTCTCAACCTTTCCGTTGACTTCATCGCCCAGCGATTCTTCGATCAGTGCAAATTCCATGATGATTGCTGCAACTCCCAGTCCTGTTTCCTTGTCCTTCAACTCGTCAACAGTGAACTGGTTGCCGTAAACCATGCAAATGCAGTCCAGCATCTTTCGGAACTGTTCTGCGGTGTAAAGTCCGCTTTTCTTTTCAGTTCCCATGATGTCGTCCCTAACCTCCAAATATTCCATATAGGTGTCAACGTCCATCTTTGGCATTTCATATTCTTTGCCGTTTATAATTAACTTTCTTTTCATTGTGTTTGCCCTCCTATTGTTCTTTTACGCCGCTTCTGTTGGCTCTTGTACCTTTCCGAACCAGTTTTTGATTGCTGCTGCTGCGTCCGTGTGTTCTGTCAGAAGGTTGCTTTCGTCAACCTGTGTTTCAAAGTTTCCATCACATGCGCGTTCGTAGAAACTGCCCTTCAGCGTTGCTGTCTGTGTTGTGACCTTGTCTTCCTGTGTCTGATAGTTGTCGTCATATCCCTGACCGAATGTTCCGACATAAAGCCATACAAATTCATACTTGCCATTCAGCTTCTTTGCTCTATATCCGACAGCGACTTCAGGTGCTTTGTCGTCCTTGTTTTTCACAAGCCAGCCATTCTTGTATAAATGACCGAACAACATTGCTTTGTCCTGCGGTGCAAGCGAATTGACTTCAAACTCCACGTCTGTTCCTTCGTAGGTTTCAACTGTGTCCTCCACTCCATCATCGCTGTAAATCTTTTCAACGCTGAATTTATCAGACACTTTTCCTGAAATAGCACGCGCAAGTTTGACTGGTGTGCCTGCTGCGTATGCTGTCGCATCGTTCTGTGTTACTGGTGCGACATAAATGTCACGAAACGACTTTGTTCTTGATCTGATGATCTGCTTTCCTGCTTCACTCATTCTTCTTCGTCCTCCTGTTCTGCTTCTTCTGCCGCCATGAATCTTGCGGCATTCATAAATATTTTTGTATCTGTTTCAAGATTGTCATTTGCGCCCATGAATGCGAATCCTGCCTTTTTCATAAGTCGCCTGATTCTCTTTTTTAACCTGATTTGATCTGTACTTGACCAGATGCACACTTGCACTGCTGCAATCTCGACTTCTTCGTCATCGTCCGAATGTTCGCCGCCGTAGTCCCCCAGATTCCACACAGTCACATGCAGTCCCTTGATGTCTGCGTCATACCAGCCCTGCTGTACTGTGATTCCTTCTGCTTCCAGCACTTCAAGCGCATCCAGTGTCTTCTTCACAATGTCCATGTGTCATCCTCCCAGCTTTTCATTCAATAACTTCTGATATTCCTGATCTGCTATCGTGTCCCACTGTCCGCGGCATTCTTCCATTGTGTTGTAAAGGAAGTCTTGTGGGGGCTGTTTCGTTGTCCCCCATTCCACAAACTTCATGTAAAACCAGTTTTCTGCATCGCCCAGAAGTGTCCAGCCGACTTCGCCGCCCTTTGTTGTCACTTTCGTGGGGATATTATCCGCAGCATGTCCAGAAGGTCTGTACCCCTTCTTTCCTGACTTTGAATTGTCTGCCGACCTTGCCATAACTGTCTTCATTCGTGGTTCGGTATAATCAACAGAACGCTGGAATATCTGCTTGTTTGTTTTTCTGATTTCCGAATCGCTTGCAAGTGTTTCCAGTTTGTTTTGAAGTTCTTTCAGCCCTTCAAATTCAAAAGTCACTTTCATGCTGTTTCCTTCCCTGTGTCAGAATCTGACACATTTATGTGACGCGGTTCGCCTTCAGCTGTACATATTGCTTGTCGTTCTGTCTGAAGTCCCTTGCAAAAATGTTGTACTTTTCGCCTTCGTACTCCACGAAGTAGTCCTTCAAGTGTGCTGCAATCTCTTTGACCTTCTTGCAATACCTGACATTATCGAACACGATCGCGTCTTCCAGCCTGATTTCTATTGCCCTGTACAGTTCTTTTCCGTAAAGGCTGCCGATCTCGCACCAGCATTCGTGATACAAGATCGGTTCTGTTTCCACTCGCCTTCCATCAACTTTTCCGTACTGGTATTTGTATATTTTGATTCTTGCGCTTGACATATCACTTCAACCTTTCTTTCAACATCATCGACTGCACCGCGAATCTGACTTTGTCGTCTGTTGGTGCTGTTCTGTCCCTGTTGTCGTAGGCTTCTTTGACATACATGCAGATCAATAACTTCTGGCGGTTCGTGAGTGCTTCAGGATTGAAGTCTTTGATCAGGTCTGTCATTTCTTCCAGCACTGCTGCATAAATCAGTTTGATCACTTCATCGTCATCGTCATAGTCGATACGACAATATGCTTTCAGTTCTTCCAGTTCCATGTCTTTTCCTCCTCTCCTGAAGCCTGCTGCCATTAACCAGCAACAGGAACTGTGATTTCTCCCTTGATGACTGCTTCTTCATCAAATGCCTGCACATCGAATCTGTCACGCACCTTGATTCCTGTCTGGTCTTTCGCCCATAAGTCGCCAGCTTCGGTTGAAAGTTCGATGCTGATCTTCTCTCGGTCAAATAAAGTGATTGCTTCCTTCAAATCGCCCATGTAGATCGGGTATTTGTACGCTGACACGTTGCTTCCGTCTGACTTAACTTCCACATTCTTCAACACTTTGTTGCTGACTTTCTTGATCGGATATACACCGAAAAGAAGCATCTTTGACTTGTCTGTCACATCATGCTGCAAAATGTAGTCGCCACGCTCGTCCTTGATCTTGTCAAGGTAGTTGAAGCCTGACTGGTTTGTCAGAACGATTGAAGAAGATGCAATCGCTGGATCAAGTGTCACATTGAAGACATCCTTCAAGTCGTCATATCCGCTGATTGCCACTTCTTTTCCTGTTGTGATTTCTGCAAGTTTCTTCAAAATTGCAGCGTTTCTTGTGGCTCTTGACTTCTTCGCGATCCACTTATTCAGGAAGCCCAGAATATTTTCTGCTGTGTCCTGCAAAAGTTCCCTTGTAACTTTTAAGATGCCGCCCTTTTTCTTGATCTTGTACTTGATCTGTTTTAACTTCGGCGTTTCTTCCTCTCCGAACTCTTCGCCTTCGTCAACATCGTCCCATGGTGTCGAATCTGCATCGACTTCAAACACTCTGCTTCCTGACAATGTGCTGACAGGCTCAACATTGACATACTGTTCAAGGTCATCGTCTGTTCTTCTCAACTCATGGATGTCTGTCTGAATATCCTGCGGTACAGTGAAGCCGCCGTCTTCGTCTGACTTCTCTGACATTGCGTCCATGATCTTCTGATCCTTTTCATTCAGTTTTGTCTTGCGCATTCCGCAGACAATACGATTGACAAACGCGCGCGCGATGTCTTTCTTGGAAGGTGCTTTGTCCTTACCTTCAGCCTTTGTTGCTTCGTCCTTGTCAATCTGGTCTTTGATGTCCTCGTCCTCGTCATCCTCTAAGTCCATAAGGATGTTGAAACGATCCTGCATGTCCACAAGTTCTGCTTTCGCTTCCTTTGCTTCCTTTGTCTTTCCCTCATTCACAAGGGATTTGATCGCGTTCTTCTCGTCATTGATTTTCTTCAGTAACGCTCTTGCTTCTTTGCTCATTGTTTTTCCTCCGTTTTCTTAAATTCCATACATGTACAGATCGCCCAGAATTTCTTCTGTTTCGTCTGCCTGCTGCTGTCTTGCTTCAATGTCTTCAGCTGTTTCAGTCTTCATTCCTGCTGGCGCATGTTTGAATCTGTCTATCATGTAGCCGACACATGCTGCGACTGCTTCCGCTGATTCATCCACTTTGATGTTGAAATAGTCTGAAGCGCGACACTCTGATGCTTCGCTTTCTGACATCCATGTTTCTGCATTGATCAGTTCTTCAAGCTGGTCTGCTGTCACGCCTTCCTTTGCTTTTGTCATGTAGATGTCTGTGATCATCTGCTGACAGCTGTCAAGCTGGCTTATAACCGCCGCGAAGTCGTCTGCATTGCCCCACGCCATTGTCAGCGGCTTGTGAATCATGATCTGTGCGCCTGTTGACACAACAATGTCATCGCACGCCATAAGGATCACGGATGCGATTGACGCTGCAATTCCGTCCACAATGCCTGTGATATGTCCTTTGTGGCGTTTCAAAATGTTGTATATGCCAATTCCTGCGAATACATCGCCGCCACAGCTGTTGAAGTACACTGTCAGTTCTGCATTGTTGTCAATGCCGTTCAGAAAGTCTGTGATGTCCTGTGGACAGGTGTCTTCTGATGTCCACTTGTCCCACGCCGAAGATACAATGTCGCCGTAGATGTACAGTTCAACGCCGCCTGCTGCCGCGTCTTTTATCTGCATGAAGCCGACATTTTCAATCGTTCTTTTCGCTCGATTTCTTCTTGTGAAGTTCATTTTCTTCGCCATCGTCTTCCCCTCCTTCCTGATCGGTGTCAGGTTCATTCGTTTCGGCTGTTTCCTGCTCCTGTTCATCCTGATCCGTATTTTCGCCGCCTTCTGTGTTTGGCTCATTTATAGGATTGTCAGGATCGCTGTCTTCTTCAGTGTCCTGTTCTTCAGCTTTGTCATACGCCGCCCCGACTTTCGTCAGTGGCACATAAGTTCCATTGACAATCAGTACATCGCCGCCTTCCATGTCCATCAAATCAAGTTTTCTTCTGGCTTCGTTTACTGTTTCAATGCCGTTGTTGATTCCTTCCTTCAGGATCTCCATTTGTGTCTTGCTGTCGGTACGAAGCAGCACTTTTTCATTCATTTTGAAGTACAGCCCTTCTTCCACTTCGTCATCCGATAATAGCTTGTAGTTCACTTCTTCTTCGTACTGCTTCAGCACAAAAAGCATCGTGTCCACATAGAATGACAGCTGCTGCATTTCTGAATTGCTGTATGATGATTTTTCATAATCATTGATCTGGTTTGGTTTAATTCCGAACGCTGCTGCGATCTGAAGTGCTGAATACTTTTTCAACTCAACAAACTGTGAATCTGTCAGCTTAATGTCCAGCGGTGTCAGCTTCATCCCCAGCGGCACAGGAAGAATCTTGCCTGTGTTCTGGCTTCCTGCTCCGAAGCATTCAAAAGTCTGTCGCAGCTTTGTGGCTGCATCTTCATCCAGTTCGCCTGTGTATTCCAGCACCGCTTTTGCTGTCAATCCGTTTTTATATAGGTTGTTCAGGAAGCGTTGTGATTCAATCACGCCTTCGACTGTCTGCTTCAGGATGTATTGCACTGGAAGCCCGACTATTCCGTTCAGGCAATGCGAAGTCTTGAAGTGCAAGACATCTTCTGTCCTGAATATGTATTGTTCGCCCGAATATTCATCGCTGTACATATACCAGATTTTTCCCTTGCCTGCGAAAATGCCTTTGTCGTCAATAATGATCTGCACCCTGTCTGACGGCATGATCCACATGTCCAGTGCTTTGTATTCGCCGCCGTATTTCTTACGCTTGAACTTCCTGCGTACATAGACATATGCGTTCCCATAATGGTTTCTGTTCATTTCCACGGCGTTCCAGAAGGTTGTCGGTGTCATAAAAGGGTTCGGACGTTGCTTCATAAGCCTTGCAATGTCGTTGTCTATCGGCTCACTGATGCCCTTGTTTGTCTTCTGGTAAAGTTTCCACGGCATTTTTGCGACTGTTTCTGACATCATTTTCAAACAAGTGAAGTATGTCACGTCTGATGTCGGCTTCTTGCTTTCACTGTCGCGCTTAATTCCAACCCATTCCAGAAAAGATTCATCATTCAGCGTTGCTGTATCTGTTTCAATATTCATTCCGAATGCTTTCATAATTCCTTTGTTCAGTGTTTCCCACATATTCAACCTTGCGCACCTCCCTTCTGTCGCAATTTCTCTGTGCCTGCAAACCAAATATCAAGGTATCTGTTGACATCTGGCTTGATTTCGCCCTTCATTGCCATCATCCATGCGTCAATAATTGCATCCACGATGTCAATTCGTTCTGTCGTGTATTCCTTGTCAATCTTGATTTCTCCGAAGCTGTTCGATGTCGTCTTCGCGTTTGCAATAGACCACTTCATTGCTTCGTTTCCGTCATGTTCGACATGTCCTGCTTCCAGTTCCAGTCGGAAGTCCACTGTCGGATCGTTCAATTCTCGCGCTGACTGTTTGACAGCAATGCTGTCAAATCCAAGTGCTTCCAAATCTGTCAGGAATGCGGAAGCATTGTGAGGATCGTAACAAATCCACTGCACATCCAATTCATACAGCTTCACAATCTTCTTCAGGTACGCAATAATGTACTTGTAGTCAGTTTTCACGCCGCCCATTGTTTCAGTCACTTCGACCAGTCCTTGTCTGATCCATAGATCATAA